ATGCAGAGCGCGACGGAGACGCTCCAGGCCGCCGCGACGACGAACCCCAAGCACGTCCAGTGGTTGCTGTCCCGCCGCTTCCCGGAGCTGTACGGCCGGCGCGACAACGTCGAGGCAAAGAGCCCCGAGGACCAGGCCGCCGACACTGCCGCCCTGCGCGAGTTGCTGATTGACCGGCTGGGGAAGTTCCTCCCCGACGAGCTGCCCGCCGCCGAGGCCGCTTCCCCTGTGCCTCCCGACGAGAAGGGGGGGCGAGTGATGCGCAGCCTTTTGACTGGGGCCTGGGGGAAGTTCGCCGAAGGGCTCGCGCCTCACGAGTCGCCCGCGTCGAGGATGGTCCTGACGGCCGGCTCCCGCGCGCAGCTCTCGAAGCTGTTCGGCGGGCTCGACGACAAGGAAGTCGAGCTGCTCGTCTACGACCTCGACTTCTGGGCGCGCCGCGAGCAGACCCCTCCGGACAAGTTCGCGACGTGCTTCGTGATGGCCGGGCGCGGCTTCGGGAAGACATGGTGCGGCGCGCGGTGGGTCATCAAAAAGGCGTGGCAGGCGAAGAGCGTCGGGGCGCTGATTGGCCCGACGGCGGCGGACGTGCGCGACACGATGATTCGCGGGGCGTCCGGCATCCTCGCCCTGTCGCCGCCCTGGTTCACCCCCAAGTACGAGCCCAGCAAGCGCCGGGTGACGTGGCCCAATGGCGTCTATGCCATCTGCTACTCGGCGGATAAGCCCGACCGGCTGCGCGGCCCGAATGCAGGCTGGGGCTGGGGCGACGAGCCGGCGAGCTGGAAGCATGACATGGCGGCGGTGGACCAGCTTCCCCTGGTGCTGCGCATCGGCTCGCGCGAGGACCCGCCGCAGCTCCTCCTGACGGGGACGCCGCGGCCACTGAAGAAGATTGAAGAGCTGCTCTTCGCGAACACGGAGACCCAGGAGCTGAAGCCGGGCGTCGTGCTGCACACGGGCTCGTCGCTGAGCAACGCCGCGAACCTGGCGCCCACTGCCGTGGCGAACATGCGCGCGCTGGCGGGGACGCGTTGGGGACAGCAAGAGGTGCTCGGGCGCCTGTTGCTCGACACGCCGGGGGCCATCTTCGGCTCGGCGAAGTGGCGGCGCGTCGACACGGACCCGCACGAGTACGCGCAGCAGTTGGACCGGCGCATCGTCAGCGTGGACCCGAGCCCCACCAGCGAGACGGGCTCCGACGAGACGGGAATCATCGTCGAAGGGGTCAAGTCGAGCGCGCTGTTCGGTGCCGATGGCATCCCGCTCAAGCGCGTGTCGGTGTTGGCGGACCTGTCGTGCCGGGCCAGTCCTCGAGAATGGGCGACGAAGTCCATCCGCGCCTATCTGGAGTGGGGCTGTGACGCGCTCGTGGTGGAGGTGAACACGGGCGGGGAGATGGTGGAGACGCTCATATCCACCGTCGCGGGCGAGATGGGCGTCAGCGTCAACGTGAAGCCCGTCCGGGCGACGAGCGCGAAGAGCAAGCGCGCTGAGCCCGTGTCCGCCCTGGCCGAAGCGGGCCGTGTCGAGTTCGTCGGCACCTTCCCGAAGCTCGAACAGCAGCTCAGCAAATTCACGGGCATCGCGGGCCGTCGCGACGACCGGGCCGATGCCTTCTGCTGGGGCGTCCACGACCTTGTGTTCTCCGAGCAGTTCTTCGCTGTCTGAGGTGATGGGTATGGGGTTGCTCGACAGGATGCGCGCCGCGCTGAGCGGTGGTGGGAAGCGCAAGGGAACGGGCCTCGAGCTCAGCCGATGGACGTCGGCCCCGCCGCGCCGCGAAGTGCCCGCGCTGCTCGCGGCCTACGCGGAGATGCCGTGGCTGGGGACCATCGTCGACACGGTGGGCGACGCCTTCGCGGATGTGACGTGGCGTGCCTTCGTGCGGCAGGACCCCGCGACGCGGAAGGCGCTCGTCGACGTGTCGCTGCGGCGGGCCTGTGGCGACGTCCGGCGGGAGCGGTTGAAGTCGCTCCTGGAGCTGGGAGGCGCGGTGGAACTGGCGGACCATCCGCTGTTGCGACTGCTCGCGGACCCCAACGACCTGATGACAGGGCGGGACTTCGCGAAGCTGTTCTGCCTCCACTACGACTTGGTGGGTGAGTTCTTCTGCGTGGTCGAGGAGCTTGCCGGCGTGCCCGTAGGGCTGTGGCCGGTGCCTCCCGACTGCGTGCTCGCGCTCCCCGACTTGAGCAAGCCGAAGTCAGAACGCACGTACACGGTGACGGCGGGTGGGCGCATGTTCTCACTGCCCGCCGCGAGCGTCGTCTACGTGAAGCGGCTGAACCCGGCGGACCCGCTCGGCCGCGGCATCGGCATCGCCTACGCGCTGGGTGACGAGGTCGACACGGACGAGCACGCCGCGAGGTTCACGAAGAATGCCTTCTTCAACAACATGTTGCCCGGCGCCGTCATCGCGATTGAGGGCTTCAACGAGGGACAGGCCGGGCCCGCGCGCGCCTTCAAGGAAAGCCTCGCGCGCGAGTACGGAGGGCCCGCCAATGCCGGCCGGGTGATGATTACGAGCGGCAAGACGACCTTCGCGCGCCTCGACACGCCCTTTCGCGACATGCAGCTCGTCGACCTGCGCCGCTTCCTGATGGACTACATCCGGATGGTGTACCGCGTGCCCCCGGAGATTGTGGGCGACGTGACGAGCAGCAACAAGGCGACGAGCTACGCCGCGCGCGAGCACCTCGCCGAGCAGGCCACGAAGCCGCGCGCGGAAGTCTTCCTGGCCGCCGTGCAGAAGTACCTGGCCCCGCGCTTCAACGACGACGTCCTGCTCTCCTACGACTCCCCCGTGCCGGCCGACCGCGAGCACCGCCTGCGGGTGATGGGGACGCTCCCGAGCGCCTTCACCTTCGACGAGTGGCGCACCGAAGCGGGCTTCAAGCCTCACGCCGAGCGCAAGGGCTTCGCCGAGCTGCTGCCGGGCCAGAAGCCCAATGAGCCGGGGCAGACACCGACGCCCGCCGAGGGCAGCTCAGCGGAAGCGAATGCCGAAGCCGTAAGCGAGCGCCGAGCCACTCCCAGAAGTCACACGCATTTACAGGGGGAATGACACGACCCATTACACGCTCCCTGAGCTTGAGCGCCGTCCGGAAGGACGCGGCGACGTTGAGCGCCGTCGAGTCCGTCGGCGGGCGGCGCGTCTACAAGTTCCGGGCGAGTGACGGCGACTTCGACCGCTACTCCGACAGGCTCAACGTGAAGGGCTGGCGCGTCGATGGCTACAACGCCAACGGCGTCGTCCTCTTCAACCACGACGACGGCGCCGAGGCCGCTTCGTCGGGTGCCGAGCCGCAGTTGCCCATCGGCAAGGGGCGCGTCTACGTCGAGGGTGACGCCCTCATGGTCGACGTCGAGTTCGACGACGAGGACGAGTTCGCGAAGCGGGTCGAGCGCAAGGTCTCCAAGGGCATCCTGAATGCCGTCTCCGTCCGCTACCTCATGCTCCCGGGCCAGTACCGGCAGAACGAGCGGGGCGGCTACGACTGCGACGCGCAAGAGCTGCTCGAAGTCTCCATCGTGACGATTCCGGGGAACGCGCGGGCAGTGCGTGCGAAGTCCTTCGAGGACGAGGGCGAAGACATCGTCGAGCGGATTGCCGAGCGCGTCGTTGAGCTGCTCGACGCACGCGCCGAAGCGAAGTCGACGGACGACGAGGACGAAGAGCCGGAAGCGGCCGACGAGCCCGAGCCCGAGACGAAAGAGGCTCCCTCTGACGCACCGAAGCCGGACGACGAGGAAGAGGACGAAGAGGACTTCAACGCCCCCGACGCCGCGAAGCGCTTCGTCGAGGCATTCAAGGGCTACATCCGAGGAGTGAAGCAATGACGCGCGAGCAGGTTGCGGAGATGGTGAAGGCACTGGGGCCCGAGGTGGCGCGCGAGCTGATGGACGCCGCCGCACGAAGCGCGCCCGGCCGAGTGGACTCGGGCAAGGGAGCACTTCCGGGAGGCGTCTATTCGAGCGTCGAGAACCTGGGCGCCTTCGCGAAGAGTGTCATCGCGGCGGGCCGCCGCACGGGGGCCGTCGAGCTGGTCGACGCCGCGAAGCGTTTCGGCAATGCCGACGTGCAGAAGGCCGTTCAGCTCAGCAAGTTCGACTCGGCGGGTGTGCTGGTGCCCATCCAGCAGAGCGGCGAGGTCATCGAGTTCCTTCGACCCGAGGCCGCGCTGCTCAAGCTGGGCGTGAGGACTCAGGCGTTCAAGGGCGAGCTGCACATGGGGCGGCAGACGGGCACCTCCGAGTTCCGGTGGGTGGGCGAAGGCGAGACGGTGCCGAAGAGCGCGCCCAAGTACGGCAAAGTGGTGCTCAAGGCGCACAAGGGCATGGTGCTGGCCGACATCAGCAACGACTTGCTGCGCACCCCGGGAGTCGGTGACGCGGGCGTGGGCGAGGACATCCGCGCGACGGTGGCGGACGGGCTCGACGACGCGGGCTTCAACGGCGATGGGACGGGCGCGGCGCCGAAGGGACTCTTCGCGCAGCTCGACGCCGCGCACACCTTCGCCTCGACGGGGGTCACCCCTGCGGCGTACCTGGCCGACATCGACAAGGCGGTGGAGCTGCCGCTGACCGCGCATGTCCGCATGGGCAACGCGGCCTGGGTGCTTCACCCGACGCGGGCGACGGCCCTGCTTCAGCTCCAGAACTCCGGCGTCTGGGTGTTCCGACAGGAGATGCTCGACCGAGGCACGATTCGGGGCTTCCCCTTCGTGATGACGACGCGCGTCCCGTCGACGCGAGTCACCTTCTCGGCCGACTGGCGTCAGTTCATCTACGGCATCGACGAGGACCTGATTCTGTCCGAGCACGACACGCGGGCCGAGTTCGACGAGACCACCGTTCGCGCCATCGTGAAGGGGGACTTCAAGGTCCGCCAGCCGAAGGCGTTCAGCTCCATCACCTACGGCACCTGAGAGGCCCCACCATGAACGCCAATTCCACCGACGCGGGCGTGCTCGTCGGCATTCGTCCCGGGACTGTGCCCGCCGCCGTTGGCGCGGGGACTCGCAACAGCGCCGCCGTCGACCGCATGGGCTTCGACTCATGCGTGCTGACGGCTTCGTCGGGCGCCGCCACGGGTGCTCCGTCGACCCTGTCACTCGCCGCGAAGCTCCAGGACAGCGCGGATGGCCAGAGTGGGTGGACGGACCTGCCCGGTGCCGCCGTCGAGCCTCTCACCACCTCCAGCGCCGTGGCCCGGGTCAACGTTCGGTTGCCCACTGCGCGCCGCTACCTGCGCGTCGTCGAGACGGTGGCTCTCACGGGCGGCACGTCCCCGACGCTCGGCGCGTCCAGCCTGATTGTCCTGTGCGGACCCGACGAGATTCCGGCCGTCTGACAATGGGCATCATCCGACGTGAGAACGGCTGTCGGGGAGTGCGGCCTGCAACTCGTCTACGAGTCCACCCTGACGAGGAGCATGCTCGCCGACTGAGGCTGCCCGTCCTTAGGGGGCGCAGAAAGGTCCCGCGATGACTCAGCCCCTGTGCCCAAGAAGGCACAGGGGCCGGGTCTTCATCGACTCAGCAGTCGCGCCAGCAGAAACGCTCACACGGGGCACCCGGCTCACAGTCCGAGCAGCAGACGTTGGTCTCTCTCTTCTGGTTCTCCGTGGTTGTGGACGCGACGGACGCAGTAGCTCCCAATGCAAAACCTACCAAGGCCATCATCACGAGCTTCTTCATGTGCCGCCCTCCGTTTTGCTTCGTTTACGGGGCGCCATGGGCTAGCGCCCGGGGTGATTTTTGAAAGTCTTTCCGCAGTATGTCAATTCCTCCGGCCCTCGGCGTGTCCAGCCTGATTGTCCTGTGCGGCCCCGACGAGATTCCGGCCGTCTAGCGCCACGAGACGAAGCCGGGGCTCCTCACCCCTCCAGGCCCCGGCTTCGTCGCTCCTAGGCCCTCCTGAGCCCCTTCCATGGCCCGTCCGACAGACCTCTGCCTTGCCGCCACCGTGGCCGCCGACCTGGGCGTAGGCGTTGACCCACACGTTGAGCGCTGCATCAGTGCCGCGAGCGGGGCCATCGCCGCCCTGTGTGGCCGGGCCTTCGAGCGGGCCACGGTGACGGAGTACCCCGCCAGCTACGCGCGCCCCTATGTCCTGCTCGCCCGCCCGCCGCTCGTCGAGGTCATCAGCGTCCGGGAGGGGGGCGACCTGCTCGACCCTGGGGCCTACACCATCGCCGGGGACCTCGCGGCCGGGGGGCTCCTTTACCGGCTCTCTGGAGTGTGGCCCGAGACGGCGCATGTCGGCGGGCTCGTCACGCTGACCGTCGAGAGCCGCCAGGGCCATCCGGGGGCGCTGGCGGTGACGTACACGGGCGGCTTTGTGACTCCTGGCCAGGTGGCCGGCGACGCGTCCCTGGGCCCCGTCACCTTGCCGGCCGAAGTCGAGGAAGCCGCCATCCTCGAAGCCTGCGCGCTCTACCGGGGCCGGGGGCGCGACGCCGACGTGTCCGCCGAGAGCCTCGGGGATTGGTCCGTGAGCTACCGGGAGCGAGGGGCAGGCCAGCGCCTTACGAGCCCTCGCGCCGAGCTGCTCGTCGCGCCGCACGTCCTGTGGAGGGCGAGCTGATGGGCGGCCCCGAGACTCACTTCCGACAGCTCGTCCGCTACGCCGAAGTCACGGGCCGCGACGCCTGGGGGGCTCCGCTCCTGGGGCCCGCCCATGAGGCTCCCGCGCGCATCCAGCCGAGCCGCAAGTTGATTCGCGACGCCAACGGCGCCGAGTTCGTCGCGTCCTTCGTCGTCTACACCGCCGCGCCGCTCACCTTGCGTCACCGGCTGTGGTTCAAGGGAGACGACACCAGCGACTTCAACCACGCCCGCCGCCCTGCCGCTGTTGACGAGCACGTGGACGGTGGGGGTGTGGTGCGCTACCGGAAGGTCTGGCTCTGATGGCTCGCGACACCGCCGCCGACGTCGCGACTCTCCTCGCTGCGGCTGAGCTGGGCTTGAGCGTCGGCACCAACCTCTTCCTCGGCCCGACGCTGGAGGCAGACGACGCGACGGTGCCGGACGTGTCGTGCTTCGTGCTCCAGACGGGAGGCGACGCGCCGCAGGGCTACCTCGGCGGGCGCAAAGTGTACCGGACTGTCACCTGTCAGGTTCGCGTGCGCTCGGACCGCGAGAGCTTCCGGGCGGGACAGTCCCTTGCTCTCGCGGCCCTCCACGTGCTGCACCTCGCGAATGCCGCGCCCTACGTGCTGATGGAAGTCGACGAGGGCAGCCCCAGCTACATCGGCACGGATGGCAGCGACCGCCACTGGTGGACCTTCACCGTGGACGCGTCCTTCGTTGATTCGGGCGCCTGAGCCACTCCCGGAAGTCACACGCATTTACAGGGGGCAATGGCACTCAAAGTCGCGCTGGACTTCAGACTCCTCGACAAGCTGCGCAAGGTCGAGCGGCCCGTGCTGGACGACTTGGCTCCGCTGGCCCACGCGCACGCGTCCACGGTGCTCCAGGCGAGCCGGGCCCTCGTCCCCGTCGGTAAGCGGGACACGGATGGCAAGCCGCCGCTGAGCACTTCGGGGTTCGTCGATGGCCCGGAGGTGAACCGCGAGAAGTCGAGCGTTAGCGCGACGGCCGGCTACGCGCACGACGCGGCCGGCGCCATTCACGAAGGCTTCCACTGGGGCGAGCAGCGCTTCGCCGAGCCCGTCCACTTCCTGCGCAAGCCCGCGAGGAAGGGCCGCGCGAAGTTCCGCAAGGCAGTAGCGGCCCAGATTCGTTCAACCCTCTCGCGGCTCTTCCCGAGCCGATAGGCACCCGCATGTCCACCCCTGTTGCTGCCCACCTCGATAGCGTGTCGGTGCGCTCGGACACGAATGCCGCGCTGCCCGCTGACCGCGTGGATGGACTCACCGACGCGTCGCTGAGCGAGACGGGCGACTTCACCGAGACGAACTACCTCGGAGGCTCGGGCTACAAGTCCCGCGTCCAGACGCTGAAGGACACGAGCGCGGACCTCTCCGGCCACTTCATGGAGGGCGACGCCCCGCAGTCCGTCCTGCGCGACGCACGCGACACGGGGGGCACCGTCTACGTGACGTTCGTCTTCGACCCGAGCGCCGCCGCTGGCAGCAAGGGCAAGCGCATCCCCATGGTGGTCAACAGCTACGACGAGAAGATGACGCCCGGTGGGGTTGTCGAGTTCTCGTGCAAGCTGTTGGGCAACGGCGCCCCGGTGGCCGTCTGATGTCGGTCATCCCCGCGCACGTCGGCTCCCTGTCCATCGCGGGCGAGCCGGAAGAGTTCCTCAATGCCGACGCCGCCCTCGTGGCGAGTGGCGTGTTCCGAATTGTCGCCCCTGCCTTTCGTCGGCTCGACCCTGGGGCTCCTGTGCTCGTCGAGACCTCGCCCGACGGTGACGAATGGGAGGATGCCGAGGCTGTCGTCGACGCGCTCTTCGGCTTCATCCACCTCGCCAACGCTCCGGGGCCTTCAACGCGCGTGCGTGTCTCGGGGGCCTCGCTCCCGGTCTACCCGGTGGCGCTGGTGCGCTCCATCTCCCTGTCGGTGACGAACGACGTCGTCGAGTTGCAAGTCATGGGAGATGGGTACAAGCGGCGCGCGGTGTCACTGCGGGACTTCTCCGGTGAGCTGGTGGGCCTGACGGCGCTCGACGTGCGCTTCGAGGATGGCGCTCCGCTGCTCGTCGAGGTGAGCAAGGGCGCTGGCTCCGAAGTCTTCCGCGCCTGGGTGAAGGTGCCCGAGCTGTCGCACAAGCTGACGCCTGGGGCCCTCTACGAGCGCACGGTGAAGTTCATCGGCCACGCCTTCCCCACGGGGAACGGCGGCGCCATCGCCTGGGGCTACGGCATCCCCTGAACCACTGCCGGAAGGGAAAGCACATGTCGAACAAGCACAAGCTGCTCGCGAAGAACCGTCGCGTCGTGAAGTCGGTGGAGGTCGACGGCGTGAAGGTCGACATCATCAAACCGACGATGGGCGATCGGCTGCGGCTGATTGAGCAGGCCCGCGCGGCCGGAGAGATGACGGAGAAGAACGAGCCGACGGGCGACAGGGCCGGCGCACGAATGCTGGCGCGAATCGCCGTGTGCGTGATTCACGACTCGGAGACGGGGCGCCCCATGTTCTCCGTCAACGACGTCGACGAACTGCTCGACGAGTCGTGGCTGGAGGACTTCGCGACCGACCTCACGGACGTGTTCAACGTCACCGAAGAGAAGATGCGGGGAAAATAGACGGCGACCCCGAGGCGAGTCTGCTCTACGGGGTCGCGTCTCTTCTAAAGGTGCCGCCCGACACAGTGCGGGCGATGGCTTACGAAGACGTCGTCGGGCTGGTGGCCTACGCCCGCAAAGAGGCCGAGGAGTTGGAGCGCCGCTCTTCCTCGCCAACCGCCTCGGGCACGTCTCCACAAGGACAGCAGTCGGTTCGACGCTTGCGTCGGAGGTGATTCGTCATGGCGGGTGGTGGTCTCAAAGTCGGGGACGTCTATGTCGTCGTGACGGCCGCCGTCGGCGAGTTCTCCAAGTCCATGCGGAAGATTGTCTCCGACGTGGCCGCCACCGCCGGGAAGGTCGAGCAGCTCGGCAACAAGATTGGGGAGATTGGCGCGATTGTGAGCGCGGGCCTGTACGGGGCGCTCGCCGCTGCGGCTGCCTTCGACGCTTCGGTGACGGAGCGGATGGACCGAATCGCGCTCGTCTTCCAGAACGTCGGCGCGGAGATTGGCGACGCGATTCTCCCTCACCTGGAGCGGCTCTCCGACGCGTTGGAGCTGGCCCTTGGGTGGTTCCAACGGTTGGACCCGGCCGTGAAGTCCTCCATGGGGAGCTTCCTCTTCTGGGGCACGGCGGCGGGGCTCGCAGGCGGGGCCGTGGGCAAGGTGGCGGGCGCGGTGAAGCAGATGGCCGAGAGCTTCCTGGCCTTTGTCGTGCCCGCGTTGGATGGAGCCGGGAAGTCAGTGGTGCGCTTCTCGTCGTTCCTTCGCGCCGAGACGCCCGTCGTCGAAGGCAACCTGAAGAAGGTCGTGAAGGGGGCCGAGCAGGTCGACGAGGGCTTCGCGAAGGCGTTCCGCAACGCTGCCGCTCGCATCCTGACCGTGGGCGCGCCACTCGCCGCGGTTGCGCTGGCGGTGACGGGCGTCGTCATGCTCGCGGGCACGCTCTACAAGGCATGTGTTAATGCGCACGCTATTTGATGGTTCCACGGCGTTCCACGGACCGGCTCGTTGATGGGCACCTTCAGCAAGCGTGCGGAACCACTGGAGTCCATCACGAGCGTGCGCGACCGGGTGTCACCGCCGATGATGGGCGCGTCTCCAGGCGATTCCCCTTGGGGAATCGACGGTTGCAGCCTGAGCCGGAGCACGAGGCGGCTCAAGGCTGCCCGGAGGGCACCGCCGCCAGGCGGCCGTAGGGCCTTGAACCGACTCGGGATTCCGGCCTCCATCAGCCAGTCGGCTCACTCGCCCATCAACAAGCGCGCTCGGTAACACATGGCACGACAGCAGCACGGGGATGCGTGACGCCTTCGTCGCCATGTGGCGGGCGGTGACGGACGTTGCGTCGCGCGTCGCGAGGTTCTTCGAGGAAGTCTTCACAGGACTGTCGGCTGTCGTCGGCATGTGGGCCCGGCGTCAGCTCGACACCTTCGCCTTCGTGGTGCGCAACCTGGCTCGACTGGCGGCGCCTCTCGCGCGTGCGTTGAGTCTCGACGGTGTCGCGGGCGCACTGGAGGGGCTGAAGGACTTGACGGGCGACGCCGTGCTCGGCGGGCTGAAGGGGCTCGTCGACAGCACCGTCGGCACGCTTCGCGATGGGATGGTGTCCGTCTGGGAGGGCGTGTCCTACGGGGCGAGCTACGCCTTTGACGGCGTGGAGATGATGGGAGGAGATGCCGCTGCATTTCTTCGCGAGAAGTTCGCTGGTGTCTTCGACCTCAGCGGCAAGGGCAAGCTGCGCACGCCCACGGAGTCACCCGAGATTGAAGTCGGGAGTGTGGAGGTCGGGAAGTTCGACGCGAAGAAGTTCCTCGCGAGCGTCGGGAACACCGCGTCCATCATCGCCGAGGTGGCGCGGCGCAAAGCGAAGGAACTCGCCGACGCGCTCGCGAAGGCGGCCGACGAAGCGAAGCGGGCCCTGACGAGCCGCTTCACCCAGGCATTCGGGCGCGTCTACGAGCTGGTCGACCGCTTCCAGCAGGGCATGTCGGCCGGTGGTGTCTGGGGCGGACTGATTGCCGTCGTCGCCGAGCTGCTCTCCCAGGCATCGACGTTCGGCAGCCTCCTCCAAATGGTGACGAACTTCATCCAGTACGTGGCCGACACGATTGGGCGCGTGCTGGCCCCCGTCCTGCCGCTGCTGGCGTCCGTGTTCAACATGGTGACGCCGCTGCTGGATGCGCTGGTGCCGGTGCTGGAGATGTTCTCGAAGCCCATCGAGGCGATTACGCCCATCTTCGAAGTGCTCGGCATGCTCTTCGAGGGGCTCGCTCCCATCGTGACGGTGTTCGGCCAGATTCTCGTCGCGCTGCTTCAGCCGCTAACCCTGCTCAGCGGCCCCATTATGAAGGGACTCTTCGCCGTCATCCGCGTGGTGGCGATGGGCATCCTCTACGTCGTGAAGGGAATTGGGACGGTCTGGAACGCCATCATCGGGTTCATCGCGAGCGTGTTCAAAACGCTCGGCAAGATCCCCTTCGTCGGTGGTGCCTTCAAGAAGATGGCGCGGGGATTGGAGAGCATGAAGGTGCCGATGGACCAGGTCGACGGTGCCTTGGATGCGCTGAAGGACTCCAGCTATGACGCCGCCGCTGCGAATGCCGCCGCTGGTGTTGCCGCCTGGGAGAACGCCGCAGCGACCAACCGCGCGACGGAGGCCCTCACCAACGTCCCGACGGGCTTCAAGGTCGCGCTCGCGCGCTTCAACGCGCAGGACCCGATAGGAGGGGCACCGCTGGCCCCTGGTGCGTCGCCCGTGACGCCGAGCCCCGTCGTTCCGGTGAGCGGCGGAAACGTCAGTGTCGGGCAGATTGTCGTGCAGGGCGTCGACGACCCGGAAGCGACGGCACGGCACGTCTACATCGAAATGAAGCGCGAGGCCCACCGACGCCGCGGCAACGGTGAGTGGCTGAGCGGGAGGTACTGAGATGACCTTCCTGTCGCTGAACGGAATCCCCGTGCCCGTCGTGGAGGGCCGGCGTAGGCAGGTGAGCATCGGCACGGACTCGCGCGCCTTCAGTGGGGCCTATCGCCTGGGGCGGCGTGCTGTTCGTCAGGAGTGGGAGTTCAAGACGCCCCCCTTGCCGCGCGACGAGGTGCTCGCCCTACGTGGGCTGATTGCTGGAGACGGGCACGCGGTGTCTTTCGACGGTGACGCTTTCACCAGTCGCGGGCTCAATCAGGCGAGCGCCACGGGGCTGGTGTTCCAGGGCGCGCGCTTCGGCGGTGGGTTGAACCTGGCTGTCGGTGCGTCGGCCTCGTGGTCCATGCAGCTCGGGGCGCGCTGGACGGCGTTGCACTACGTCTTCAGCAGCTCGGCGGGCGCGTGGCTCCACGTCATCAACCGGAGCGACGGCAAGAGGTGGACCCAGGGCGTGCCCTCGTCGAATGCCGGGGGCCTGTCGGTCGTCTCCGGCGCGCTCGCGGTGACGGGCGCCACCAACGCGGTGAGCTTCGACGACGTGGTGGGGCTGCCCTTCGAGGTGCCCGACGCGTGGGTGCCTCACCTCGTCGCGTGGCACGCCGCGCGCCCCTGGAGCGCTCTTCCGTTCCTCGTAGCGAGCGGGAGCTTCCTGGCCACCGAAGTGAAGGTGCTCGGGGAGGTGCGCGACGGCGAGTTCGTCGAGTTCAGTCACAACGGGACGCGCGTCGTCGGCGAGCGACTCGAATTCACTCTGCGGGAGGTCTAGTCAGCATGCGCGGCGTGTCGTCTCAGGGGCTCGCGGTCCTCACGAATCCGGCGGGGCATGCGTCCCACGTCAGGGTGAAGGTCCGCAACGGGGCAGGTGCGTGGGTGGACTTGAGTCAGCTCGAAGGGCGCGACTTCCTCGACGCCGTGGAGGTCGACGAGGACGTTGACCAGCCCGTCTCGGCCGCGACAGTGACGCTTAAGCGGCAGGTGGACCTCTTCAGCCTGTCGCCGCTCCGGGCCGACTCGAAGATGAACGCCAGCAACGCGCCGCTCATCCGGCCAGGTCGCGAGTTCATCGTCGAAGCGGCGGTGTCGCCCGTCGGCATGGCTCCGAGCGCGAGCGAGTGGCGCATGCTGTTCCATGGCCACATCGACGAGGTGGACTTCGGGAGCGATCCGCTCGTCTTCCGTGGGAGGGACCTCGGGGGCCGGCTCCAGGACACGTTCATTGAGATTGAACGGCCCTACGGGGACGACGCGGCCGGTGTCGCGTTGGAAGTCGCGATGCAGAGCATCCTCGCCGACAACGGGACAGGTGTACTGCTGCACACGCCCGTCTCCCCCGGCTGGAAGATTCGGAAGTACGCCCAGAAGAAGGCGAGCGTCCTGGACGCGCTCCGCGACTTGGCCCAACAGATTGGCTGGGAGGTGCGTTACCGCTGGCGAGAGGTGAGCGGAAGCTTCGTCCTGATGCTCAGCGAGCCCCAGCGCGTGAGTCCTATGCTCGCGTGGACCTTCGGCCCCAGCGACTACCGCGACGTCTCGAAGCTCGACATCAACGTGGCGCAGGTGCGGAACAGGGTCGAAGTCATCTACTCGGACACGGGAGACCTGGACGTTACGGGGCAGCCGAAGCGGAAGAGCGTCGTCGTCGAGGACGCCGCGAGTCAGGAAGCCTATCGCGTGCGCTTCATCCAGCTTGCCGAGGACGCGTCGAGCAACATCGACCGTGAACTCGAAGCGCGGAAGATGGCGGAAGCGGCCCTGTCCGACTTGAAGGAGCCGCTCGCGGACCAGGAGATTGAAGCCGACTTCTTCCTGCCGGTGGAACTGGGGGACCTCTACCGGTTCCGCGCGAACGGCGTGCATTACTCCGATGACCAGAACCTGGCTGTGACGGGCTTCCGGCATGCCTTCACGGCGGAAGGCGACGCGCGGACCACGCTCACCACGCGGGGCAAGCCTGCCTTCGGTGTCTCTGTTTGGCTGGAGATGGACGCGCGCCCCGGGCTGAGTGAGCCGGCTCACACGCTCCCGCCGCTGGACCCGCTCAACGTGACGGTGTCGCCCGTGGTCAACGGCTTCACCGTCTCGCTCAAGCCGGCCCTGAGTGGCCCTGCCGTGGCGTCGTACGAGCTGCACGTCTCGACGACGAGCGGCTTCGCACCCAGCAGCTCCACGTTGCGCGGCACCTTCGACACGACGGCCTTCGGAGTGGCGGACCTGATGCCGGGGACGGCCTACTTCGTGCGCGTCGTTCCCCGGGACAGGTTCGGCAACCGCGGCAACGCGTCACCTCAGTTTGAGGTCGCTCCGAAGAAGCTCGAAGGTGCGTCGCTGAGCGACTCCGCCGTCGGCTACCAGCACCTCCTGCACCCGCCGACCGACAACCTCATCCCCAACGGGTACAACGACGCGGGCCTGCGCGCGGTGGGCAAGCTCCCCGAGGGCGACAAGCTCGTCGAGGACCCGGTCAACGCGCGCTCGGGGCGGTGGGTGCGCCGCGTGGAGCTGGCGAGCGCCGGGGCCTGGGTGGGGTTGAACTGGACGGGCGGCTACGGCTCCTCAGCTCCTGGTGGCCGGCTCAAGTGCTCGCCCGGGGACCAGTTCTTCGCGGAGGTCTACGTCAAGGCGTCGTCGGCCACCGTGGGCGGCATGGGCACGCTCTATCTGCTCTGGGAGGACGCGAGCGGCGCCTACTCGGGGCAGACGTCGGCCGTGGAACTGGGGACGGCGGGGACGGCCTATCGACGCGTGTCGCTGACGGGGACGTGTCCGGCTGGATGCACGGGGCTTCAGCTCTTCTGGGAGACGGAAGTCATGCCGGCCGACGTGGGCAAGCGGCTCTACTTCGACGCCGTCTCGCTCCGGAAGATGGTCACCTTCGACCTGTTGGCCGCGAACACGTTGAAGACCTCGAACTACGCGGAGGACGGCAGCGGCATTCCCACGGCGGGCGCGAAGCTCGACAACGTGGGGACGACACTGAAGGTCGCCTCGAACAACGTCCAGGTGGGGCGCTACTACCTGAGCGACGGGTTCTTCCGCTCCGTGCAGGCCCTCGCGGACACGGGGAGCCGCGTCTACTACCGGGGCAACAACGACGGCGTGCCGAACATCGAGCGCCTCAACATCCAGGTGGTGGAGGGCAGCGCGATTGTCGGGGCCAGTGGCGGCGCCTCGAACTTCACCTGGGCTCACTACCGGGCCTCCATTCAGCCCCAGTCCCAGGGCGACAACCTGGACGCGCTGCGCTTCATGGAGGTGGGCTTCTATTGGGCGTATGGGGACAACAACGTCCCTCAGTGGCTCTACGGCACCTCCGTCCCCTTGCCGGACCGGAAGTATCAGAACGGAGTGCAGGACGACGACGCCAGTAACGCGGTGAGCGCGGGGTTCTCGTTCATGTACGGCGACCGACTCAATCGCCTGCGCGACTCGCTCTCGAACAAGCTGCTCTACCTGAAGGTCCGCATCCACAACGCGAGCGGCTTCAGTGCGGAGCGGTGGTTCTTTCCTCCGTACGCCTACAACACGAACATGGCTCGCAGTGCGACGGGCCCGGCCTCGACGCCTTCAAGCGGCGGTGACGACGGGGGAGGCGACCATGGAACGTGTGTGGCGCCCTGGGAACTGGTGATGCTTAGCAACGGTGCGGAGCTGCCCGCTGGGATGCTGCGGCCCGGCATGCGGGTGCTCACCATGCACGAGCACGAGAAGGACGGGGGCGTGTTCGAAGTCACCCACGTCAGCCGCCACAAGGCGCCGCGCTCCAGGCTGTACATGGAGGACGGCCGCGTGCTCGTGGTGACGCCCGACCATCGGTGGCGTACGGTGGAGCGTGGCTGGACTCGCACGGATGCACTGAACCCAGGCGAGATGATTGAAGGCTTCGCGCCGGGCCGTGTGGCGAAAGACGAGCCTACGGCTGCCGGCGACGTGATGCAGATTTCGGTGCGCTTCGCTAAGACCTACATAGTGAACGGACTACTCGCGCACAACCTCAAGCCCCGCGAGTAGATGTGTGCTTCCATTTAAGTCAAGAACCGGGGGCCTGTGGATTTCTGCTGAATTCAAGTCTCTGTACTCCGAAGTTCAACGTCTCCCCGTGGATGCGGAAGACGAATCGCTTGAGGGGATGTTCATTGCTGGCAAACCAATGCAGGATTTTACCTGCCTTGGTCTCGGTCCCAGGCGTGAGTTGCTGACCTTCCTCTGTTTCCTCATGGTACGCCAGTAAAGCTCCACAAATCAGATCGGGGAGGGAGAGCAGATCGCCAAAGTTGAAATGGGGATCGTGGTCAAATCGTTGCGAAACCCCCATTAGCCGTCTTGGTTCCTTCATATAAATCTCGGAGATGCGACCATATATGCTTGTGATCTGCGACTCCTTGTCGCCCACCGTGATGCTGTCTCTGTCGGTGTGCCATAGTGTTCTTTGGTAGCTATGAGTGAGCCCAGCTAAAAGCAAGGCTTGGAAATGCAAGACTCGGAACATCTTTTCTGCAATGCGATCTTTCCATCCTGAGTATCCCATGCTCTCTAAGTGTCGACCGGGAAGGCCGTCATCTCTTCCGAACAGCCATCTGACATTCCTATGTATGAGGAATGTGACGGACAAGCCGTTTAGCGAGTTGCTGGCATCAAGGAAGTCAGGGAGTACGGACATTCTGATCTTGTCTTTCGGTAGGGACTTATACTGCATTGTTGAGCCATCTCTCCATCGGAGTAGACGGAGTTGCTGTCTCGTCTTTGTCCAGTTTTCGTTAGCCATGTCATCGGTAATCAGAAAGCCCAAGGCTTGGTAGATGGACTTGCCGTCCTCGCCTGAGTAGTCAGACATGCAGAAGACGTTGCTGGATCTGGAGAAGTCGGGCAGTAGGCTTGGTGTGGTGTGTTTAATTAGTCCGAGTTGCTCGTTTAGGACATGCATGATCCGTGGGAGTTCTTTGGGGATTTCGGCGAAGGTCATTGCGTCGCGAATGGTGGAGTCTTTGGGATTCATGGAGCTTTGGGTTGATTAGAGGCGGCGATGCGTTCTTGCTGATGTTTAACCTGCGGCGGCCGGTTACGTGATGTAGATTGCCGTTCGCTTTGTGAAAGCCTGCGTCGTGAACGGGTTGCTCACCCACTACTTCAAGCTCTGGGAGTAATTGCGTCCATATTGGCTATGATAGTGCTTCCGCATTCAGAATGAGCGCGGTAACAACGGCGCTGTTGAGTTTCAGCAGGTCAAATTGATACCAGTTGGCTCGAAGCGGCTTGGTGCTGAGGAAGTCCATCTCAAGTGTGAGCCATGTGCCGAGTTGGCTTTCTGGAGGGGAGGGGAGGAATACTTTCTTGGAGAAGCTTGAGACTGCGGTATTGGTCTCTATGCTGGTGATTGATAGCGAGATTTGTGGGGAGTATTGATCCGGAGCCTCAAGTAGGCGAATTGCGACCCTAATGAGTCTAGTGCCTTCCGGAAGGTAGATGGGGATGTCCTGAAGTTGCGTTATGTGCTCCTTGTCCGTGAAGTTTAATGGGTGTGTGGCCATATGGGAGAAGACATGGTGTTGCGTTGTCTTCTTGGAGAATTTCGATATTAGCTCGTCGAGCCGGGCGATGAAGTCACGAGCAGTCGAACTCTGCATGTCTCTTTCGCGGGTTGCAACATGCCCAGCGATGAATTGATGAACTTCCGATATGAAAGGGCTGTTGGGGAAGCGTACTCGTAGGTCAAACTCTGGCTCGTCAATCTGTGACGCGGGCGGATTTTGGCCAGGACCTGCGATCAGCGCATAAATGACTTTGGCGAGCAGGAAGAGGTCTACGGTAGGTGGGTACTCTTCGAGGCGACGTGAGACAACCCAGTCAGGGCGCCAGTCCTTGGTCATTGGGACGCCGTGCTCGGTGTGTCGAGTTCTGCCTGATTCGAAAGCTATTCCGAAGTCGCCAAGAACCCATCGCCCATCGTCGGCGACAAAGATGTTTTCTGGCTTGATGTCGCGGTGGATCAGTTTGTTTGCATGGACAACAGCGAGAGCCTCAGTAAGTTCGCGTGCGCGTTTGAGAACTTCAAGTGGATTTCCCTTGTAGTGCTCCGCATTTCGCGTGAGGTCTCCCTTCTGGAAATATTCCATTACATACCAGTTTGGTTCGTCGCTTTGGTCGGCAGTGTAAATCTGGACGAGGTTTGGGTGCTTGCAGCCTGAGAGCGCTTTGATTTCGCGCTTCATGCGTCCGCCCGCATGTTTCGAGGATTTGAATACTCCGATGTCGGGCGAGGGACTTCGTGTTGTGGTGATGAGTCTGTGTAGAACTGTTGCTCCAATCTTGTGAAAGTCTCCCGGTGATTGGGCCATGTGCGGGCCGCCCTGAAGTAGCAATAATGGGATGAGCGCGTCGAACTTGATGCTAAGTACTGCTTTCCCACCTCCCCCTTCCCCTAGAATCACGTCAGTTAAATACCATCCTTGCTTCTGGAGGTCTGCTCGGTGCCGCACGATGTCCTGGTCTGGTTGGTCATTGGCCATGACTTCTTTTACTTTGGACTGCGTAGGGTTGCCCAGAAGGTCTTCGAACGTTGGCGACCCCATGCCGTGGAAAGGCGAGGTTTTGCTGTGATGTTCTGGTTTCCTTGATTTGCTTCGGCCCTCTATTGTCGTGATCGTTGCTCTGCGCCACTTCCAGAAGTCACACGCATTTACCAGGGGCCCCCCTAGTCCCTGGTGACGTCGTGACCGCAGAAGAGACCCAGTCCATACAGCTCGTAGTCGGCTCCCTGCTCGGAACGGCAGGCGTCGGTGTCCTCACCTGGGCTGCGAAGTCCCTCGTTGGGGAGATTCGCTCGCTCGTCGAGAAGGTCGCCCGCCAGGACGAGCGCATCAACGCCCTTGCGGTAGAACTGGGCGCCCTGCGGCGGTGGCGCGACGAGTTCGCCGTCGGTCTCCCCGTCCAGGTCCGGCAGACCGTCGAGCTTGAGCTTCTGCGCAGGCCCCAGGCCGCGTCGGGGGATTCCCGATGACCCGGGCCAACTTCAAGCGGGTCGAGCTTGACCGCGTCTACCTGCCACTCGTGTCGGTCGCCCTTCAGCTCGTGGCGCGCTGCGAGGCCCGGGGCGTGAGCTACGTCGCGACCTACGGCTTCCGCAGCCTCGAAGAGCAGGCCGAACTGCGGCGCCTCTTCCTCGCGGGCAAGGGCGGCAAGGCGTCTGCGGCGGGCCTGTCCGCGCACAACTACGGCCTCGCCTTCGACTTCGTTTGTGACAGCGACGCGCGGCCGGGAGTCCAACCCGACTGGCGCCTGCCGGCGTACCGCGTGCTCGGCGAGGAAGCGACGAAGGCGGGACTCGTCTGGGGCGGCAGGTTCGGCGACGCGCCCCATGTCCAGTGGCCGGGCTACGTGAGCGCGCTTCAGCTCACGCCGCTTCGGACGCTGGTGGAGAGCAGCTCGGTCTCCGCTGTGTGGGCTCGGCTCGACGAAGAGCGCAAGTCGCCGCAGTGGCGTGCCGCAAACCCGAAGCTCGCGGCCGAACTGACTCGGCTGGGCTTCTAACTCGGAGGAAACATGGTTGACGTGGGTATGGTCGGTCCGAACCCCGAGCAGTTCGAGGTGTTCGCTCAGATGCTTCTCGACGCGGTGACGAGCCAGAACTACGCGCTCGTCGCTTCCCTGGTGGTGGTGCTGCTCGTCTACCTCCTGCGACGGTTCGGCGGGTTGGTCGTCCCGTTCTTCAACACGGACCGGGGCGGCGCGCTGCTGGTGCTGGGCGTCTCGCTCGCGGGGGCCGTGGCGAACGCGCTCGCCGCTGGGGCGCCGTTCTCCCTGTCCCTGATGCTGACCGCCGTGAAGGTGGCCCTGACGGCGGCGGGTGGCTTCACGCTCATCAAGCGGCTTCTCTTCGGGGATGCCGCGATTGAGAGTGCGGAGCACGCGGGCGAGATTGCAGCCGGCCAGGTCGCGGGCAAGGCCGCGGCGATTGCCGTGCTTGAGCAGCTCAACAAGCGGGGCGACAAGTGAAGCTCGGCGCGCTCGTGCTGGTGGTGCTCGTCGCGACTCCTGCGGCGGGCTCCGAGGTCATCGGCGTGGAGCGTGCTCAGCTCTTTCCTGATGGGGGCGCGGCAGCCGTCGAGGTGGAGGGCGGCTGCTGGTTGTCCGAGAGTCGCTGTGTGCGGACCGCCGCCGAGATTGAGCGACTCCGGGCCGAGAACGAATCGCTACGCGCACAGGCCGGGGACGTGTCCTTCACCGTTGCCGCCGTGGCCCTGGTGCTCGGGCTCGGGGTCGGGGTCGCCGTTGCGAAGCTCGCGGACTGA